GATACTTCAGTGTTTCCGTCATGGTCTTGTGGTCCGCTTCTTCCCTGTGCTCATACAGGTAAGCAATGGCATACAGTTCTGCAGTGCGGACAACCGCTTCATCTCTTTTAAGTCCTGCCGGAGTCCGTCTTGTCACACCCTTTATCAGGCTGTCGGATGTCTCCATCAGACGGAGGATGAGATCATCCTCGTCTGACGAATCAACCCTCAGATACCCTTTGGCTTCCTCAAGCGTTACGAACATTCAGCCCACCTACTTTCCGGCAGCCTTGACATCTAGGGTCTTTACTGCCTCGGAAAGAATCAGCTTGCCATCGACACGCTCGGAAGCAAGGAATCCGACCTGTCCCGTTGTAGCATAAAGCTCATTCAGTCTCTTGAAACTTCTGCCCTGACGGTCTGCGATCCAGTAGTAACTGTAATCACCGAATGCCATGACACGGTTTCCGGCTGCAAGCTCAGGCACATAAATGGATGTGCGGTAAGGACGGTTCAAGATTCTGTCCGGCTCTCCTTCCCTTACGGACGGCTGCCAGATATAATTTCCGTTTCCGTCCTTCAGCTTTCTGATTGCCTTTACAGTCGAATCATTCAAAAGCCATACCGCCTTGTTACGGTAAGTGGCACGGAGGGAATAATAAAGATCCATAACATCATCAAACGTAATGGATGTTCCGGTGGATGTCACACCTGTCTCAGCACCGCCTGTGGCATTGAAGATTCCGGTAGGCTTGCCCTTACCGTCACCGATAAAGAATGCCTCTTCTTCCTTTGTACCGATTCTTCTTCCGAACTCCCTTGAAATGTACTGTTCGATATTGAATACACTGTCATTTAAGAGTTCATCTGACACCTTGATCATGGTTGCCAGCTTAAAGGCACTGATGGTTGTCTGTCCGAAGCTGTCATCAGATTCCGGGAACTGACCTCCCTCATCGATCCATGCCGCCTCACCCTTGGATGTGACAATTGGAATCTTGCGGTCACCGCTCGATGTCTTGATGACGGTTGCAAGGTTACGGAAGAATACCTCCTCTTCCAGTGCTTCCACCAGTTTCTTCTCGTACTCATCCGGTACAAGATAACCGCCCTCGGAATCCGTGCCGATGGTAAGGGCATTCTGTACTTCATAGGACAACACCTTGTTTCTCATGCCGTTCCAGAACGCTTTTCTGTACTCATCGGTGGCCCTTCCAGTCTTTGCGTCACCGCCAGTCTTTGCATCCGGCTTGTTGGTGATCGGTGTGCTTGTTGCCTTGGAAAGTTCTGCATCGATGGCAGCCTGTCTTTCCAGTCTCTCGATCTCCTTTCCGAGATTCACGACATCGTTTTCCATCTTGTCATAGGTAGCTGCATCCTCAGCGGACACAAAGCCTTCCTGTGTTCTCTTGGCATCGAGGAATGCCTTTGCTGCTTCCCATGCCTTTGCTCTTTTTTCTCTTAATTCTAAAATCTTACTCATCTTGAAATCCTCCTTAATGTGTTAAAAGACTCAATCTTTTTTCTAACTGGCTGACTGGTATCATGGCATCCACACGGGATACCCTGGAAAGGAACGATTCATTCATCGCCTTGGTGGAATACATCATGGAATCCTGTTGGAACGGGAACTTCTTTTTCTTGTCCTTATCCTCGTCTTCCTTTTCTTTTCCTTCCTCCCCATCACCGCCTTCTTCCGGTTCTTTTTCCGGCTTTTCAGACTTTTTCTTCTCTTCATCCGTCTCATCGGAAGAAAAGAGTATCTTATCCGCAAATCCAAGCTCCACTGCCTTCTTCGCATTGAACCAGGTCTCATCATCCATCATGTGGGAGAGCCTTGCACGGGTAAGCCCCGTCTTGAATTCATAGGCATTTAAGATTGATTCCTTGACCTCGTTTAACATGGCGATTGCTTTCTGCATATCCCTTGTCTCGCCCATTGCCATGGTCGCAGGATTGTGGATCATCATCATTGCAACAGGGGATACACAAACCGTGTCTCCTGCCATTGCGATCACGGATGCTGCCGAAGCTGCAATGCCGTCTATCTTGACTGTCACGCTTCCCTTATAATCACGGAGCATGTTATAGATCTGTGCTGCCGCGAACACATCACCGCCCGGAGAATTGATCCACACCGTGATATTTCCATTTCCGGCATTCAGTTCATCCTTGAAAAGCTGCGGGGTAACTTCATCCCCGTACCATGTTTCATCCGAAATCATGCCATTTAAAAAGAGCGTCCTTTCCATGTCAGGCACGCTCTCATCTTCATTCCTTATCCAGTTCCAAAACTTCCGCTTCATCGTTTACCTCTCTTTCCGCTGTTTTCCTGTGCCGGAACATTCTGCTGCCCCGTATCCGTCTTTGCAAAAGCTCCCGCATCCGCAAGTTTGGTCATTGCACCGTTTATCAGATACAGGTTTCCCCCTTCCTCATCCGGGATCGGATTCATGTTTTCCATCTCACGGATGTCATTGGCAGAAAACCAGCCGTTCTGCCTTCCGACTGCATAGCCGTTCATCCTCGACTGGTAATCCCCACGGAGCAGACCGTCCACATTCAGCTTTATAAAATACTTTCCTTTTTCACCGGGCAGAAGGAGCGATCTCTGTAAGGACTGCTCCCATCTGATCACCCACGGATCAAGTGTGTATTTAACGAACTCCAAGGACTGCTGCTCGATATTGGAAAAACTCGACTTATCAAGGTCACCGACCATATGTGGCGGTATCCTGTACAGTCTTGCGATCTCATTGATTTGGAATTTCCTTGTTTCAAGGAACTGTGCTTCTTCTGGCGGGATGCCTATCTGCTGGTACTTCATGCCTTCCTCAAGCACTGCGATCTTGTGTGCGTTACTCACGCCCCTGTACACGGAGTTCCAGGACTCCCTCACCTTTGACGGGTCTTTCAGGACTCCCGGATGCTCTAGGACACCGCCCGGATTTGCCCCGTTTGCAAAGAAACTAGCCCCGTATTCCTCACAGGCAAGCGTCATGCCGACAGCGTTCTTTGCCATCGCAATCGGAGAATATCCGATCAGTCCGTCAAACCCAAGTCCGGGGATATGAAGCACATCTTCGGCTTTCAGTTTGATATTTCCATATTCCTTGAACATGGGATTCTCATCACTGTTTCTGGAATACACATAATAGATGTTTCCTTTGTCATCCCTCTGCACCTCCATCTTGTCCGGAAGGAGCGGATACAGTCCAAGCACCCTTCCTGCCCCGTCCCTTATGATCTGGGCATAAGCATTTCCCCATATTAAAAGATGACTCATCAGTGTTTCCCTGAACACAAATGAAGTCATCTCCGGGTTTGGCTCATCATGGAGCAGATAATATAACGGATGGTCATGCACCAGCTTCTTGCCTCCGTCATCCTGATACTCATATACATGAAGCGGTAAGGATGCGACTGCCTCCGCCAGTATCCTCACACAGGCATACACTGCCGTGGTCTGCATTGCCGTTCTTTCATTGACAGGCTTTCCGCTTGTTGTCCTTCCAAACAGAAACGAATATCCTGCATCTGCTGCCTTATCCACAGGCTTATCCCTTGCCTGTCCGAATCCGAATAAACTCTTAATTCCCATATAGTACCTCCTGAAAATGTGCATGAAAAAAGACACCTCCTGGGGGAAGTGCCTTATTTTTCTACTTTCATATATTATCTGACTGGCGTGATCTCAATGCCGTACTGTTCTGCGATTGTCAGGATATTTCCAATATTTGCGATTCCCCACTGTGTGCATACCACACACGGCTGGGTCCTCGTCTGGATCTGTTCTTCCGGATTTGCAAAAAATCTGGTTTTATAATCCGAACAGTTTTTCTCTACATCACTCAGCGTCCTTACTACCCCGAGCGAACCCTGAAGGCTTTTATCAAATGCACCTATCAGCTCAGAGGCTGAAATATCAGGATGCATTTCCATATACTTCTGGACCACGGCAAGTACGAGTCTGTTTTTTGCATACCTTTTTCCGTCCAGCATATACTTGGTCGTATCCCTTCCACTGCTGCTGACAACAGGTTCATTTTCTTCCGGTGTGATTTCCTGTGCTGCAGAAGTCCTTTCTTCTTTCAGTTTTTTCACTTCATCCTCCAGTGCGGATACCCTGTCGAGCAGTTCTAATATGATTCTGTCATAATTCATAGATTTGTCCTCCTTCTTAT